ATGGTTCCTGCCTATTATTGGTTAGGATGGGGTATCAAAGGATATCGTCAAGAGTATGCGTATGATTACACTAAAAAACTGATATGGGCATGATTAAAAAAATTAAAAGTGTTATCAAGAACATTATTCCAAAAAAGAAAAAATCTATTAGTGATATAGAAAAACTCGAAGCATCAGCATTTAAAGCAAGTTTTGGACACTTTACTCAAGGATATGGATGGTTAGGAAAATCTAGTAATTATATTGGTGTTCCTGCTCCTACAGTCCTTCCTGATGATCCTTGGTTTGGATCAGCACCTAAATCGCAAAAAGCAATTCAGCATGAAGAAAAAGTTGCCACAGAATCTAAAATTAAAGAAGAGCAAAGAAAAGAGACGACTCAAGAATCTAAAAACATTCATCAAGTAATGTATGAGATGGCAACAAAAAATTGGAACACTGTGAAAGAAACTCAAGGTGGTTCTGAGAACTTTCAAGAGAATCATGGTGGATGGAATTCTGGTACTGGTATGGGACAATATCGATGAATGAAGATTGGAGATACAGTGAAGACAGAATGTGTCTGAGAACAAATGCACTCAACATTCTTTTTAAGAAATTTGGTTCTCAAATAAATTCTGATGGATCTCCTAAATATTCAAATCAAAGTATTTACGAATGTGTTCATGATTGGGTTTCTCAAGGAAATGTAAATACTAATGGTATTGTCAAATACTACGGAGCATACTACTCATGAAAAAAGTAATCATGGGATTGTTACTAGCATCATCACTTTCCGCTCCTGTAAGGGCAGATGACTCTAAAATCACCAAGGGTTATAACACTATGGATTCGTTGGGGTGTATGATCCTACGAGAGTGTACAGATGGAGTGGAAGAAGTCTTTAGTCTTTTGGATATTTCTAGTCAGTACCCCAATCCTGATAGGTTTACTTTTGTTTCTAACGAGTTCAACAACATGCTCGTTTATCTCAATCAGGTCGGAGTTAAAGTGTTTTTAGCACCAGAAAAATATTTTCCTGATAATGTGAGAGGTACTTATCATACAGTATCGAATAACTTTTTTTTAAATAAAAAATGGATGGACACTCCTGGCGTTCTAATGTCAGTCATGCGTCATGAAGGATGGCACGCAGCACAAGATTGTATGGCAGGAACGATTGATAATAGTCTCATTGCCATTATAAAACCCGAAAAAGAAGTTCCTATGCTTTATCAGGTTATGGTTGAGAGGACGTATTCAAAAGATGTATGGCCATGGGAAAAGGAAGCATCATGGGCAGGTAAAACTGAAGGTATGACGATGAAAGCATTAGAGGCATGTGCATCTGATACACCTATGTGGGAAATCTATGAACCCACTCCATTAACCCGTAAATACCTTGTAGACGAGGGATTTATTAATAAATAGTAAAATCCTACACAGGAAAACCAGCCAAGAAGAGTTCATTTGACAAAACATCTGAAAACTTTTACAGTGGTGAACTCTTTGTTGGATAACTTAAAACAAGTATGTCAAATTTAACACGAGACACTCTAATTAAAACAATTGTTGCTAACGAAATGAAGTTGCATAATGGTTCTGATTACAGTGAAACATTGAAAAATACTTATCACAAATGGGAACATGAATCTAGCATTGTTCTTTGTGAAAAATTTAATCAAATAGAACATACAAATATTACAGTTGACCTATTAAAACCATAAATATTCATGCCCAAATTTATTAAATTAATGCTTCCTAAAAAGAAGAAAGATAATGGAAGTGATGAAGAATTTAATTGGCATGACGAAGGAATTTCAAGTTTTGTGAGGTTGGTTGTTTTAGCATGGACAGGTGCAATATTAACTCTTAATTATGTTTCTATTCCAGGAATTCCACAACAAAAAATTGATCCAACTTTTATTGCCAGTGTTTTTACTGGAACTCTAGCGACTTTTGGAGTGACTCCATCCAAGTCTAATGGAAATGGTAATGGTGGTCAGCAACAGAAAACAATTGTAGAAGTTCCTGTTCCAAGACCAAAGAATGAGAATGAAGATGAAAAAGAAAAAAGAATGTATGGTTGACAATGAATTTACTATTAAGACCACTGAATGATGTGAATGATGTAACATGGAGTATTATCATTAGTTTGATAATACTCCTTCTTGGTGTTGGATATTACATATATACTATTATGAAAACCGCATACGAGGAACTGGAAAATGGGAGCAATGACCCCACCGAGCAGGAAGAGTTGTTACAATTTTCGAGTGATAGAGATTAATCGTGTTGTTGATGGTGATACTATTGATGTCACTATTGATCTTGGGTTTGATTTATACAAGAAAGAAAGAGTTAGAGTTGCAGGAGTTGATACTCCAGAGAAGAGAACACGAGATGATGAAGAAAAAGCACTAGGATATGATGCAACAAACTGGTTAAAAGAAAAGTTGGAAGGTGCTATTTCTGGTGATGATGAGTTATCTGTTAGAACTGAACTTGTTGGTGGAGTTGGTAAATATGGTCGTCTTCTTGGATGGTTATATGTTGGTGACTCGGAGTTGTCTCTTAATGAACAAATGATTACTGAAGGATATGCTTGGGAATATGATGGTGGCACTAAACAGAAAAATTTTGAGGAACTAAAAGAGATACGCAGACAGCATGGAACTTTAGTGGAATAATTTGTCCACATATATAAGTTATGAGTTTAATTTAATAACCATGAAAGTTTTATTTGCTCTTTTTGCCTCACTATTTTTGGCACTTCCTGCATGGGCTGTTGACGTTCAAATGGGTTACGATGGTAATCTTGCTTTTGAACCTAGCGAAGTCACTATTTCTGCTGGGGAGTCAGTTCATTTTATTAATAATATGCTTCCTCCTCATAATGTCGTTGTAGAAGATCATCCAGAACTCTCTCATGAAGAACTTGCCATGATGCCTGGTGAAGATTTTGAAGTTGCTTTCCCTGAGGCAGGTGATTATACTTACTGGTGTGCTCCTCACAAGGGTGCGGGTATGATTGGTACAGTACACGTACAGTAATGAATTCTAGAGAATCAGATTACATTAATACTGGACAGGCTATACAACAACCGCAATGTAATGGATATGTTAGAATGGGTCCTATTGAAGGATGTTTAGGTGATTTTAGTACGTTACATTTAATTTTAATTTTAGGAACTTCTGGATTAATAATTGCTATTTGGAAGTCCCCATCTATTATTAAAGAAATGAAATGGTATAAGTTTAGACAGAAATATTATGATTTTTGTTCTGTA